AGTCGTCAATCTCGGCGGTGATAATGTTCTGAAGTTCTTCTTCCGATACAGGCTCTTCTACCTGCTCGTCTTCCATCTCTGGCTCTTCGATGGAAACTTCCGTACCATCGGCGAGTTCAATCTCGGTTTCTTTGGTCTTGTCTTCGCTATCGCCGTTTTCAGAGTTGGCGTTGGGAACCCCGGTATCTTGATACATACGGTTGTTCTTAGCCATCTCAGCCTTATTCGGCTTACGGTTATTGCGATATGCCATATTTTAGCCTTACTTCTTTTTGGACTTGCCAGCTTCAGACAGAGCAATCGCTATAGCCTGTTTGCGCGATTTAGCCAAGGGAGCCTTTGCGGGGCCTTTGGGATTTACACCAGCGTGCAAAGTGCCACGCTTATATTCGCCCATGACCTTGGCCACCTTCTTGTCGGCCTTAGTAGGTTTCTTCATATCATTTACCTTTCGGCGCATACGCGCCGCGCTCACTCAAGTACACAATGGCCCTGTAAAGAATACTGGTGTTTTCTCTCGCGTGGCCTAGCATTAAATTACACATCGAACAAAGTATACCGCGAACATCACCCGTCTCATGGTTGTGGTCAACGGCAACTGGTCGCTTTCCCTTATACTCTATTGTATCAGATATTTCTACCTCACAAATAGGGCAAGAAAAATTCTGGTTGGCGAGGAGTGTTTGATACTCATCGACACTAAGGCCGTATCGGCGTTGGAGATTACGGGTATGGTTGTAGTCTGGCTGGGAGTCCCTGAAGCGGCGTTGGTGTTCACGCACGCATGGCTTACAGACGCGTCTTTGGAAATAAAAGTCGTCAATCGACTTTTCTTCGCCGCATTTCGGACAAGTCTTTAATTCCACGGGTATGCTCCCTTTGGCCGTCTATAACCTAAAGTTCGCAGGAAAGCAAAAAAAGTGGGGTGGCGGCGCGGTTAGAACGAAATGCAGGAGTTACATCATATCGTTCAGTCGCTATTACCGGTGGCAAAACCTCGCACACCCCATGATGCCCGGCAGGAAGAGGGAGAGAAAAAACCTGCCGAGCAAAACAAATATATCACAACATTATCTTATGTCAAACAATCCCCTTTATGTTCCTACGCAAGGCCCCGCTCTTGTTGGCCATCGAGTATCCATGCATGATCGTTGATATATCGGTGGCGAGGCACAGGCACAACGCATCCGCCTTATCCGGCGACGAAAGCCCGCGCTTCTTCATGCTCTCCTTACTTTCGACCTGCATCTTGCCCGACGAGGTAAAGGTGTATCGCGGTGCGGCCAACTCGGCGAACAACTGCTCATCCTTCGGTATCTTCACGTCGCGGTTCGCCAGCCACCCTTTGCACTTGAACCACAACTCGGCGCGTAGGTTGGCGTAAGTCCCTTTCATCGCGGGGCTCTCCGCGACGTTGATCCCGCGCGCTGGCAGACCCAGTTCGCGCAGACGGTCAAGCACACCCGCCCCCAACCCAATGCTATCGACCAGTATCTCGACTGGCTGCTCCGATGGCGTAAGCGCCTCAAACTCGGCCACGACTGCGCCTGTTAGCTGCATCAGGTCCAGACCTTTCCAAGTCTGTATCTCTTCAACAACCGGGCCGCGCCGCTTGGCAAGCGCACTAGCATCCGAACCCATACGCGCAACGTCTAGGCCCCAAACGCTTTTTGTGGCTGGGCTAATCTTAATCTCGCGGTTCATGGCGCTGTCGATCAACTCAACAGGTATAACCGTATCTTCTTCACGCGGCGGGAAGTTACCAAGAACGCGAACATGGTAGGCGGGGCTGTCTTCACCATAGCGCAACTGCATCTCTCGCACGAACGCATCCGACACACGCGGGCTGTCGAGGCAGCTAACATGGAAGGTTTTCCATTCGCCCTTCAGACGATTGTGCGTATCGTAGAATAATCCGGTGTTTCGCGTAGGGTTGCCGAGAAGAAGCGTCGTCGCATTGTGGCCGGACATAGAACCGGACGCAGCTTCATACACACTTTCAGGGATACCGGACGCTTCGTCTGCGACGAGCAGCACGTTGTCGGCGTGGATACCCTGCAATGCTTCCGGCGTTTCGGCTCGGCTCGTTCGGGCGGAGATAAACGCTTCACTGGCTGCGGCCTTCAACTCGATACGGTCGGCCTTGACTTCGATCAGAACCTTCAACACTTCGGGCAGTTCATTCACCCATCGCTTCAGTTCCGCGAACATCGCATCGAACAACTGTGCGGATGTCGGCGCGGTGACGACCACCTTCACCGGATACCGCGTTAGAAAGTAATGCAGCATGGCCCAGCTTGCGGCTGTGGACTTACCTACACCGTGGCCTGACCGCACAGAGATACGACGGTTGCCCGCGCTGATGGCCTTGAGAAACTCGATTTGCCAAGGGTCTGGCTTCGTTCGTAGAATATCGCGCACGAACCCGACGGGATCATCGCGGTACTTCTTCAAGAACTCCAGAAAGAAGTTCGGTTCAGATTTCGTCATTCTTATCTCCCCTTATTACGCGTGCGATTGTTTGGTGACTAACTGATATACCATGACGCTTTGCTACGATAATAGCAATATCGCGGTAGCTATGACCTTTAACGCGTGCGGCTTTCATTGTAATTAGCGCATCCTGCGCGTTTGGCTCTGGGTGCAGCTTGGCCTTGCGGCCTGTGCCTGACTTCTTAAAGCCGAACGGCACTTTGCCACCGACGTATCCGCCCTGTGACTTCTTGGCCCTCTTACCGGCGGTGACACGTTCTCGGATACGGCGGCGCTCCTCGCCAGAAAAGACGGCCATGATCTCTAGCATGAAGCGTCCGTTCGGGTTGGCCTTGTCCATAACATTGCCGTAGCCGTTGATGATTAGGTTGATGTTGGCCCCCTCCCAGTCGCCGATGACATTGAGCGCGTCCCGCGCATCGCGGAACATACGGTCTAGCTTCGATACGATGACAGTATCGCCGGGACGGAGGAACGCTAGCTTGCAGCCTTCTTCTCGGCGTAGCAGTGGGACACCGCCGGAGACGCCCCGCTCTTCGTAGATATGGTCTAGTTCCAAATTGTGTGTGAGCGCGATGCCTTGGATTTGGCGTGCTTGGTCGTCGAGCGATGTGTTCTCGATCTGGTCTTCAGTCGAGACGCGTGTGTACCCATAAACTGCCAACGTATTTCTCCCGTTCTTTGTTGTGCATCACTGTTACACTCTATTGTTACAGTTTGGCAAGCGAAAAAGTTCAGAATTTTTTTGGCTGGGGGATCAAAAACAAAGGAGTACGGGGGGTGGGGGGCACACCTCGATGTCTGTTTAGTTATACGTACGCACCCCCCGCGCAAGGCGGGGGCGGGGGGGGGGTAAATTGAAAGCACCCCCTCCCCCCTATAGCTAAAAAAGCACGCAATCCTGCGGGTTTCAGGGTGTAACAGTGTATTAGTATGTGACCAAAGGGGTTCGGAGGCGCACAAAAACGGAGGCCCGGCGGTGACTATTCACCAAGGTAAAGCGGCACAACGTGCCTTACACTTTATAATATATAGGCAAGGCAATCACATTCGAATGTGATTCGATTGTTGACAATTGTTTTCAATTGAGCTGCATTTTGTTATTGACGGAACCGGCACGTTGTTCCTATTGGCGGGTTAGTAACAACGAAAGAGGGAATGACAATGTCTTATGATTTATCACAGCACATACCGTTTAACATATTCGCGTTGATATGGGTTGTCTGCATGTTAGCCTTTATCGGGATGACATCGGGCAACAATAGCGAGGGAGAATAACAATGCGCTTAGCTAACCTTACCGCGTTTCAACGTTACACCGCTAACCTTGAACGCCACAATATACCCTTTGCCGATAGGCTGGCCCGCCTTGACGTAGCAATCGATCATTCTGCGATGTGGCTATCGCCTCGCGAATATAAGCGGTGCAATGCTTTCGTCTCTAACTATGCAACACAAGGGGAGTGAATATGAACTATTATAAAATCAATTCCAGCGGCTCGAAAATATGCGTCGACGCTAACGGCTGGCATATCTGGACCAACACGCAAGGCCATCTAATTGTAAACGGCCCAACACAAGAAACACGCTATCTAAACTTTTCCACGATTGATGACGGTATCACATGGTTGTTTATGACTGGCCGTAAAGAAATAGCCCGCATAGTCAACAAAGCCAAACACGACGTATAACCACAACCCATAGGAGTAAAACACATGGCACAAACAATTCACACGTTCACCAAGGATGGTTTCGACATTCGTTTCGCAGTCATTCCAGAATTGACGCATCCTAATGACCATTTCGACGATGATGGTGAGACTGCGCGGGCAATCGACGCAGGCGATTATGAATGGTTCATCGCTAACGTCACTGCCAGCAAAAACGGAATAGAACTGGGAGACGAATATCTTAGCGCATGTTGCTACGCAACCTACGCAGATTTTATGGATGAGGGCGGCTATTTCGACGATATGGTCGATGAGGCCATAAACGTAGCACGTCAGAAAATCGACAGTCTTATAGACGCCTGACACCACCGGACAGCGGCCCGCCATAGCCGCTGCGAGGATGGCGCTAGTGCCAATTAGAGGGAATAAATTATTATGACAGACAACACTTGCAACGGTTGGCGCAATGCCGCCACGTGGACAGTAAACGTATGGTTCGGTGACCAGTGGGCAGAATTGGTGGAGGATGGCTTTGATTTCTCCCCCGAATATTTGCGCGATATGGTCGAGGAGGACGTCTATAGCCTAATAGGCAAAGACAGCACCGTAGCTGGTTTCATTTGGGATATGCTTGACCTTAACACCGTCGATTGGGACGCATTGCGCGATCATTACGCACCAGTGGGAGAGACAGCATGAAAAACGATATATTCCGCACAGTGCGGGAGCTGCTGCAAAGCAACAAATGCGTGCTGATGGGCAATGCCGTAAACAATGAAGGCGAGCTATACGCTGACAGCGTTGAGAACCTCACCGCAATCTTGGCGATGCAGGACAGCTACAACGAGATGTTGGCGGTGCTGGAATGGTGGCAAGCGCAAATGCGGGATGACAACTGCGACGATATGGGCAAGCTGTTGGATGACATGAGCGCCAAGGCCCATGCCGCAATCGCAAAAGCAAAGGGACTCACCGCATGATCAAGCCACAACAGGCCGCGCCATTAGGCCACAAAAGCCGCGTATCGTCCGACAAAGCTTGGCCTCTTCGCAATTCGGCAGGGTTGACATTCGCAGAAGCCAAGCGCCTTAGAGAGCAGGAGCCAAGCAAATGAGCGTCCACTTCTCAAGCGCAACAGACTTATGGGCAACGCCGCAGGACTTCTTTGACAAGCAGAACGCAATCTATGGCTTTACGCTGGACGTTTGCGCGACCGCTGATAACGCCAAATGCCCGCGCTATTTCACCGAAGCGGACAACGGACTAGAGCAGCCTTGGCATGGCGTCTGCTGGATGAACCCGCCTTACGGTCGCACAATCGGCCAATGGATGAAGAAGGCATACGAAAGCAGCCAAGCAGGCGCGACCGTCGTTTGTCTTGTTCCTTCCCGCACAGATACGCGCTGGTGGCATGACTACGCTATGAAAGGCCAGATTGAGTTTATCCGTGGGCGGCTCAAGTTCGGCAACGCTAAGAACAGCGCGCCGTTCCCGTCCGCCCTAGTCATATTTAACAAAGGGAAAAGCAAATGAACGACAACGACGATGAACCATTCGACCGATACACTGAACGCGCAAGCGCCACCTTGGCCTACCGGCTTATGGAATATCTGGAGTTTCTTGGCGTGATAACTGACGAGCACGTCTGCTATCTGCGCTGGCCGCCGATAGAATTGATCGAAGATGCAGAAAAGGACATGATGAAATGACAAGTGAAGAATTTAAAGCAACACGCGAGAAGCTGAACATGACGCAAGGGCATCTCGCCCGCAAGATCGGGCTGTCCGAACGGTCGATAAGATACTATGAGCAAGGCGGTCGTTCAGTGCCCGCTCCAGTCTCTATCCTCTTAGAGACGTTTCTAAGGGGTCTGGAGCGTGCCTAGCTATAATCGTGACCGTAACCTAGCAATCGCCCTCTATGCCTCTCTATGGGCTTTATACGGGCTAATAGAGGCATATAGGCTATGACATGGCGTTCTATTGTCTGGTGTCTGATAGGTGGGCCTTATGTTTTCGCCCTCATGTTGGCCCCCGGAGCGTTTGTGGCAGGGTTGGTGGCGTTGCCCTTCTATTTATTGGGCGGCGGCTGGCAAATAGCCTTCGCGTCCACCGCATTTGCCACGGCGCTAGTCTTGGCGGTATACTTAACGCGGCTTGTTATTCAGCATGAAAAGGAAATAGACGATGGCCGGACATATTAAACGACGCACCATTGCGTCAAACTTAGACAAGGTTGGCGAGACTGTTTTGCTGGAGAAGATTGCTTCCGGCATGACAATGGCTGGCCTTGCTCGTGAATTGAACATCAGCAACCTCTCGCTCTATCATTGGATACGCAAAGACCCAGATAGAGAGGAGCGGTTCAAGCAGGCCCGGACAATCGCGGCTGACCAATGGGCGGATGAGTGTCTCGACATTGCCGACGCTTCGGACAGCGTATCGGCCAACGCTGACAGGCTCAAGATCGAGACGCGCAAATGGCTGGCTGGTGTTGCTGCTCCAGAGAAGTTCCAAGCCAAGCCGACCGCAGCGGTCCAAGTCAACGTGAACCAACTCCACCTTGATGCACTGCGCCAGCTAAACTTGGCGTCATCAAATCCACATGAGTCTGAGCAAGAAGTCACCATCGACATCACGCCACCCAAACAAGTCGGCTCTCATAACCTCGATGCGGACGACTTGCCGGGTGTGTTTGACGACGACTAACGTAAAACTCCCATCCGTGCATGGTTTGACCCCTTCGGGCCGGGTTTACAAAAATCCGTGCACGGTTTGGCTCTCTTAAAAATGGCTGTTTTCTGCAATCCGTGCATGGTTGGGCCAGAAGTGCATGGTTTTTTCAAGAACGCCCTATACATTTTGGGTATTTACTAATTCGTATATACATATTGCATATACAAACACCCCGTGTATAAGGGTTCATGGGTGGAAAAGGTCGGCACTTCCGGCCCAACCATGCACCGATGGCTGTTTTCTGCGGGTTTCCACTCACGCCAAACCGTGCACGGAATAAATAAACCCGGCCCAACTCGGCCCGAAAGGATAAATACCTATGGCAACCCTTGAATTGATAGCCAAGACATTCAACTACGACCCAGACACCGGAGCACTGACCTACCGTGAGCCAAGAGGATCACTTCCCGCCGGACGCCCAGCGGGCACGGCCATCGCAACGGGCTACAACGTAAAGTTCAATGGCTCCTACACCTTGGCCCATCGGATCATATGGAACATGATGACAGGCGAATGGCCGCAGCACCCTATCCGCCATGTCAACGGTGACAAACTGGATAACCGCTGGAGCAATTTAGAGGTGCGGGTTCCGCTCCGTAACCGTGAGCCAATCACGCGCAAGCCTGTGCCCCGCAGCGCCAACCAAGTTTCGGCGCATGGCGTAGGCCGTGTCGATTTCAATAAGATGGGCGTAACGCGGTTCGAGGCTAACGCTATCATCAACAAAGAGCGCGTTTTCCTAGGCCGCTTTGATACACTAGAAGAGGCACAAGCCGCCTTTAAACATGCAACAGGCTACGCCGCACCCGGCAGCCTATAAAAAAGAGGGGGCGCTATGCCCCCTCCCCTTCACGTAAACCTATCAGCCTATCGAGATACCATCGGGCCTTCTTCAAGTCCTCAACGGGCTTCCCCTTCCTCTCATAGCGCCACATATATTTCATGATATTGCCCTTGAGGTAGCCCGCATATGCCTCCGGACCCATCGACGCTTCGATCCCTTCGATGGCCTCGATGCCTCCGGTCTTATAGTGCGGTGGGCTATTGACCACATCGACCGCATCCACCTTCAACGGCAAAGCCTGTCCGGTCTGCTCGTTAAGAAGCAGCGGCTCCGTCCCGTCGTATTTATTGAGCGCATCCCTAATCTCTTTGTATCTCATAAAATCATTCCCATACATCATTCATCTCCATCGCCTGCTT